GTTCGCTACGGCTTTGACTTAGATGGCTGGGGCAGGATCCGGAACGGACTAAAGGAATACAACGAGGTCCTTACACTAGGGGGTAACAGATCCGGGAAGACTACAGGGTGTGCAAAGATAATTATGCAGGCTGTCATGGAGAACATGAACGGTCACATAGTTTGTTTCTCACAGAATGCGGATACCTCTGTCAAGGTTCAGCAAGCCGCCATGTGGGAGATGATGCCCAAGGAGTTCCGGAAAAAGACCAAGAGCACGGAGGGATACATTAACTTCTCTATGCAAAATGGATTTACCGGAAGCTCGTTTATCTTTCCGGATACCCGGACCCGGGTTGACTTCAAGACTTACACACAGTTCTCAAATAACCAAACCATCCTAGAGGGTATGCAATTCGGGTTCCCTTCTAAGCCAGACAACCTGAACATGGGGGCATGGCTAGACGAATACCTTGGTGATGCGGCTTTGGTTAACACACTTCGATTCCGTTTAGCTACATTTAATTCAAAGATGATACTGGGGTTTACTCCTATCGATGGGTTCACACCTTTCATTAGCGAGTATTGCACCAATGCAGAAACACTAGAGACTCGTGAAGCGAGTCTATTAAAGAACCGCCAGCTACCAATCCGGCAGTATAGCCCCAACCGGGATGCCGGCATAGTTTACCTGCACTCAGATGAGAATCCATTTGGTGGTTACAAACGTCTAAGCAAAGATCTAAAGGGTCGCCCGGACGAAGAGATCCTAGTTCGTGCTTACGGTGTACCGGTAAAGTCAATGACATCACTGCTACCCCTGTTCTCGACTGAGGTAAATGTTCTTGGCGACATTCCAAACAAATACGGAATGAAGTTCCCGGACATCAATGACGATGACTACACGATTTATATGGTAATGGATCCGGCAGGTGCCCGGAACAGTGTAGCTATCTGGGCGGCAGTTAACGAAGCCGGGGAGATATACATCTTCGATGAGTTCCCGGACCGGGATGCATACGGGGAGTGGGCAATGTTCGGGGATCCAAAGTGGAAACGTGGACCAGCATCAAAGAAAATAGGTTACGATGTGCAAGGATACACCGATTTATTCCTAGGAATAGAGGAATCACACGGGGTAGAAGTCTTTGAAAGGATAGGAGATTCACGTTATTTTGCCCGGGAAAACGAAAATAATGACGACTTATTTACTACATTTTACGATCATGGCTTAGTCTTTGTTCCATCAGATGGCAGGACACAGGATATGGGTATCAGTGCATTGGATGATTGGTTCAGTTATAATCCCAATGCTAGCATCGATGAAATGAATAAACCTCGTTGCTACATTCACGAGCGATGCGGCAACTTGATTGACAGTTTAATTAACTACAATGCTAACGGAAAAGCTGACGAACCACTGAAGGATTTCTTTGACGTGATTCGTTATTTACGTATGGCTAACCGAGGCGAAGGTCCGGACCACGTTACCAACAAAGACATGAAGGTAACACAAAAAACAACAGGAGGATATTAAATGGCTAAGACAAAAGCAACATCACTAGCAGAAGAACTAGAGGTAGATTTTTTAACTATCTCTACTATTATTGAGGAGAATGTTTCCGAAGATGATATTAGCGGCAAGGGTAAAAACACTTGGTTAACCGAGGATGCGGTCAGTATAGTTAAAGATAAACTAGAGGCACCGGAGCTAATTCCTAACTACTACGTGGGCAAGGTATTAACTCAAGCACCTAACCCTAACTACGTTTATGTTTATTTAAATGAACTAAGCAAACGAGTTCCGGTAGTTGTGCCACGTAGGTTCAAGGGCAAACTAAATGGTAAAACAATTAAGGTAGAAGAAATCACAGACAATGCAGGATCCAGCTACAGATACATCCCAACAAGACATAACTCTTGATCCGGAATTTATTGACCAACAGGTTGACCGGTTGCTATCTTGGGAGATACTACAGAGGTATTGCAACAACCAAGAAAACATACCCATGAAACCTTTAGATTTGTGTGATAAAATCGGGGTGAATAAGGGCTATGTCCATCAGGTCATCACAACCGTTAGAAAAAAACTAAATGCAGAACGAAGATATTTTTGAATCCTTAACATACGTTGGGGATGAACCAAACGTCAATGCTCTCCGCCGTGCTTACGACCAGACGGTAGTTGAGTTAGAACCATACTTCGATGTGTGCCGCACATCTTATGATGACCGCCGCAATTTCTGGAACGGTAAGTCCCGGGATCTTAGGAAGCATGGAGCAGATGCCTTCCCTTGGGATGGGGCATCCGACATGGAGTCCCATACTATTGACGAACGTATTACACGTTTAGTATCTTTGTTTATGTCAGCACTTAACCGTGCAAACATCCGGGCATTCCCCGTTGAGATCAGCGACATCGGACGTTCAAAGGTTGTTTCAAACTTTCTCCGTTGGATGGTTACAAGTGGTTACATTAATCGGTTCGCCGAAGAAATGGAACTAGGTGCCAACTATCTACTAGAACGAGGTTTAATGGTTACATATGTAGGTTGGAACCGGGAAGATACCCGATTTAAACAAACTGTAACTATGGATCAGATAGGACAAATGAACCCAGAGATCTATCGTTCTATCCTTGATGGTGGTAACGATGCCGAACTCGCCGCTTTTGTTGAGACTACGTTTGATGGTATCAATATTAAAACAGCAAAAAAAGCTATCAAAGAACTTCGCGATACTAGCGAGACGGTTCTTCCTTTGATCCGCCGTTTAGTAGATGCACCCGAAATAAAAACACTTTCCCCTGACGGAGATTTCTTTTTCCCGAGTTATGTTACTGATCCGCAACGAGCACCTTATTGCTTTTGGCGGACATCATACACAGCACAAGAACTAGAAGGTAAAGTTCTAACGGACGGATGGGATGCTGACTTTGTTCAGCACATCATTGAAAGGTATCGTGGATCCACTGACGTTATGGTTGATCGTGACCGAGATGAAAATCGTAGCATGATCTTTACTGATAACACTGATCAGCAAGATGAGTTAATTGAAATTATCTACGGTTATCAACGTTTGGTAGATCCGGACGATGGGGCACAAGGAATATATTGCACAGTCTTTCACAGAGAGTTTAGCGGAGACGGAGACATTCCCGGCTTTGCTAAGTTTGAATTACTTAACGGATACGAGGACTACCCAGTGGTAGTCACACGTTTATCTGAGGACAGCAAACGTATGTATGATACGATGACCTTTCCTCAGATCCTTCGTGGTATTCAAAACCAAATTAAGATCGAACGTGATTCACGTATTGACCGGAACAGCATTGCTACAATGCCACCGATCATTCACCCAGTGGGTCAGGCACCAACTGATTGGGGTCCCGGTCGTTACATTCCTTATCGTCGCAAGGGGGATATTGACTTTGCACCTACTCCGCCACCGCCTACCGGGTCCATCGAGATGGAGCAAACCCAACAGGCTCAGGCTGATCGCTTGTGCGGATTGGATGAAACCAGTCAAATTAGCGGTGTTCGCAAGCAATTCTTGGTCGATAAGTTTCTTCAGCACAATGCTAAGGTTCTACGTATGGCATTCAAATGCTACCAACGATTTGGACCTGAGAGCACATTCTTCCGGGTCACCGGTGTCCCCGAGTCAGTTCAAATGGTTAAGGGAGATCCAAATGAAAGTTTTGACATCATGATTAATTATGATGTATTGACTACGGATCCAGAAGCACAGGCACAAAAATTACAAGGAATGCTTGGTATGCTTCAGTATGATCGCAACGGTCTAATGAATGTAGATAACTTACTTACGGCAATCGCATCATCAATTGATCCGGTTCTAGCGGACGGAATACTTCAGTCGCCTCAAGTTGCTCAAGACGAAGTTATTCGTGGAGTTACCGATGACTTGGCTAAGATCTTTGCAGGTATTGAAATGCCGGCTCGACCCAATGGCGGTCAAACCGCAGTCCAATTAATCCAAGAATATTCACAGCAAGAAGATGTAGCTGGTCGCTTACAACAAGATCAAATGTTTGCTCAACGTTTAGAAAAGTATATGGGTCAGTATACCTTCCAAATGCAACAAGCAGAGAATGCACAGATCGGACGTATCGGAACATCTCCGGCAGAAGTCGGCAACGTAAATACACAAAATGCAAACGAGTCCAGCTACTAACATACAAGCAGATTTAGAAACACTATCTCAATACGAGGCATTTGCTCGTTTCATGGGATTTGTTTTAACAATGAGAGAAGAGTGCATCGAAGAACTGCACCTTGCTAACTCAGACAATATACAACAGATCAGTGGTAGACTGTTGTCATATGATCAAATTTTACACATGGTTGATTATGATTCTCTTATTGAGAAGCATAGAAATTAAGTGTGATATAATAAAAACCATCGGCATCGCTCGCCGTTAAGGAGTGGGTAATTATGACAGACGAATCAAATACGGAGATCGCTGAAGCCGCAAGTTCAGTGGACAGTACAAATATCAGTGTAGCTGAGTTCGCTCAAGCTCGCTTGGGAGGAATCCCAACTGAAGAAGAAGTTGCTACTCAACAAACAGAGGAAGTAGCTCCTGAAGCAGTTGAAGAAGAACCCCTAGTTGTTGATGCAGAAACAGAAACGGTTGAACAAACCGAAGAAGAATCTGCTGATGATGTTCTTTCTCAGATGAATATGGACGATATGTCCGAAGACGAATTACGGGAACTAGCTGAAAAGTTAGGGAGTCGTGCCGTTGCTAGGTTTGGAGAACTGACAGCTAAACGTAAACAAGCCGAAGAAGAGCTTGCTCGTTTAAAGTCAGAGATGCAAGCTGAAGATCCTCTTAATACAAAGAAGCCAATCGAAGACAATCCTTTCAATGATTTGAATACAGTTGAAGAACTGCAAGGCAAGTCACAAGAAATGGATCAGGTAATCGAATGGGCAGAAGATCTTATTTTTAATAGCGATGGTTACGGACCTGAAGACGTTGTTACTGAAGCCAATGGTCAAGAGCTTACTAAAGCTCAAGTCCGTCAGACTTTACGTAATGCACGTAAAACAAAGGATACGTTTCTACCTGATCGCCTACGTCAACTTCAAGAGCAAGCTCAGTCAGTGCAATTAAAATCTGCATTTGCTGAACAAGCTAAAAAAGAATTGACGTGGATGGATGACGACAGCAATGACGTTAACCAAAAGTATCAGGCTATGTTACAAGATCCTCGTTTGCAAAAACTTGAATCAGTAATGCCCGAAGTCTCCGCACAACTACCATACCTAATTGCTCATGCGGCAAATAGTTTGTATGCAAGGAAGCCAGTTGGATCCATGAATCCTCCTAAAAGCGGCATTCCTTCGGCATCGGTATCAGATCGTTCTACATCTAAGAAGGCTCAAAACATCAAAGCAATAAGTCAACAATTCCGTGATAGCGGAAACAAAAGTGATTTCATTCGTCTACGAACCCTTCAGTTATCTAATCAATAAACATTTAATAAAATGGCTAATTTTTCAAATACATTCACAACTCAACCGGGATCGGCTTCTTCCAATCGTGAAGACTTAACCGACATCCTGTCTATCCTTGCTCCCGAAGAGACTCCAGTTCTCTCCGGCGGTTCTCGCAAAAAAGCTAGTAACGTTAACTTCGAGTGGACACTTGACAAGCTGGACGATCC